AGAAGCGGCTGAATTTGTAAACATGTATACTAAACAGTATAACGTGTTGCCTGACTATGATATGGTTAATGCAAGTTGCAGAACAGATTTAAAACATCCAGGTGATGTCAAAGAAGGACACACAAACTGGTTAATGGATGAGTTCGAAAGTTTTACAAGACACAAAAGTCTAGAACGTGCAATTTTAAAAAGTGCTGACTTGCTAGAACAACATGAATATGGTGAAGTTGAAGGACTGGTGAAAGAAGCAGTACAAATTGGTCTAGCACGTGACATGGGTACAGATTACTTTTTAGATCCTAAAGCAAGACTTATGGGACTTAAAGATAAGAACGGACAGGTTACAACTGGTTGGGATAGTTTAGATAGAAAACTATTCGGCGGATTTAACAGGGGCGAGTTAAATATTTTTGCAGGTGGATCAGGTGCAGGTAAAAGTTTGTTCTTAGCAAACTTAGGTGTTAACTTTGCATTACAAGGTCTTAACGTTGTTTACTTAACACTAGAACTTAGTGAAGCACTTGTTAGTATGCGTGTAGATAGTATGGTAACAGGTATTAGCACAAGAAACATTTTTAAAGATCTTGATGATGTAGAAATGAAAGTCAAGATGATTGGCAAGAAAGCAGGCATGATGCAGATCAAATATATGCCTAGTGGAAAGACTGCTAATGATATTAGAGCGTATCTAAAAGAATATGAAATTAAAGCAGGCAAGAAAGTAGATGTACTATTAGTAGACTACTTAGACTTGCTTATGCCAATAGGTAAAAAAATTAGTGCAGAGAACTTGTTTGTAAAAGACAAGTATGTATCTGAAGAACTGCGTAACTTAGCAATGGAACTGCAAACTGTATTTGTTACAGCGGCACAGTTGAATAGAGGCGCAGTAGAAGAAGTAGAGTTTGATCATTCACATATTAGTGGAGGACTTAGTAAGATTCAAACAGCAGATAATGTGTTTGGTATCTTTACAAGTAGAGCTATGCGTGAAAGAGGAAGATATCAAATACAATTAATGAAAACACGTTCGAGTAGTGGTGTAGGACAAAAAGTTGACTTAGGCTTTGACATTGACAGTTTACGTATTGTAGACATTGACGAAGATGAACAAGAGGCAACAAACGGAGAACGTACAGGCAATTCAAGTATACTAGATTCAATTAAAAGAAAAACAGCAACAAGCACAGGCGAAAGTAACACACCCACTGATGATCCAACAGATGGCGCATCGGTCGGTAAGATTAGAGGCAAGGTTGAATCAACCAAGCTGAGAGAAATTTTATCGAATATGGGTAGTGATGAAGAATACTAAAGTAAAAATACACGAGTGGCGTACCTCCGCTGACCAAACAGTAGATGCACAATACGATATTGATTGGCCTGATGTACAAAAGGCAATCGGTAAAGATCATTGTGCTTGGCTATTAGCACAAGATCCTGAAGACGTTCAACTTATGTTAGAAGTAAACGGCACTGGTCAAAAACGTCTTGTCGCAGACTTTTACAATAATAAGACACTGGTTACATATCATTTAATGTGGGCTAAATAGTAGTATGCGCATTGTAGAACTACTCAACGAAGAAGTCATGACCGTTAACAAGAAGTTAAACCCAGTCTTATGGGAAGGCGGTTCTCTTAAACCTGAAATAAGAGAGAAACTTATTGAGATTGCAAAAGTGTTCCAAGAGTTTATAGGTGTAGAAATAGATGTAGCAGACTATACACTAACAGGTTCAAACGCAAACTTTACATGGACAGAGTACAGTGATTTAGATTTACACATCATTGTTCGCGGCATGCCTAGTGATGAACAAAGAGAACTGTATAATGCAAAGAAAGCATTGTGGGCAGAAGAACATAACATACGCATTAAGAACTTACCCGTAGAGTGTTATGTGCAAGGTGCTAAAGAACCACATCATTCAACAGGTGTTTACAGTTTAAGTGGTAACAAATGGCTTGTTGAGCCTAAGAAAGTTAAGCCAAACATTAATGACGCTGCTGTAAGTGCAAAGAAAGACAGCATACAGCACGACATAGAAGCAGCATTAATATCTAAAGACTTACCTAAGATGCGTATAGCAAAACAAAAGCTGACTAAGATGCGCAAAGCAGGACTTGAAAGAGCAGGCGAATTCAGTGTAGAAAATATTGTATTCAAACAACTGCGTAATCTGGGAATGATTGATCAACTCAGTGATGAAATACGTGACCTAGAAGATGCACAGTTAAGCCTAGAACAAGCACCAGAACTAGTATAATCCTATACTAAAAAAATTAAATAGTAGTAATAGAATAAAGGACAGAGCGCAATGCTTAAGGTTATTAATACCTGTGACGAATGGGTATCACAAATTATAAAAGACGATCCAGTAAGACCACATTTAACGGCTGATTATCGAATCAACGAAGTAGCAGAAATGTTTGGTCTTTACGATGATAAAGAGTATTTAGGTAGTGTTTGTTGTGTACGTTATACAGATGGTATTCCCAACAGTGTAAACGATATGACAGAGCGCAGCAGTATGTTTAGTGACACTGCTGTATTCTATACTATTTGGAGTTACAGCAAAGGAAGTGGTAGAAAGTTAATCATTGATGCTTCTAACTGGATTACTGAAAATAGACCACAAATTAAAAACCTAGTTACACTAAGTCCTACAACTGAAATGGCTGAACGTTTTCATTTACGTAACGGTGCTGTTAAATGGCGAATCAATGAAGAATCAGTTAATTACGCCTATCAATTAAAAGCCTAGGGATAACTACAGTCAAAGGAATTTATGGCTGGAATAAAAAAGCGTGGGCTTGTTACTAGACATTATATCAGAACACACAATGACCGTGAAATTGTACCTTGCAGACTTGTAGGATCTAATGGCGGTAAAGGTGTTATGGTAGCACAGTACAAAGACACAAGAGACCTTGTACTAGATGCAGAACAAAAACCCGTTATGTATAGAAACTGTTAGTTACATTAGGCTTATAGAATTACTTGTTCTTGCGTAGCTTACGCAATCGCCCCCATTGACGTGTAGTAACTCCTTCTACAATATTTTTTGTGATTTTTCTTCTATTTCGTGCTTGTGTGCTACGATGCAGTCTAAGAGACTTACCAACTTTTTTCATAACTAGTTCCCTCTATAATACAATTCTGGCGCGGCTAAAGAGATTCGAACTCCTGACCTTAGGTTCCGCAAACCTACGCTCTATCCAGCTGAGCTATAGCCGCCTATATAATATAATTATACCACATTTACGCAAAGAAGTCAACTGTTATTTTAAATACTAGCATGACACAAGAACAGATTTTATTTGCCATTATATCGTGGATAGTGCTTACAACTGTGGTGTACACAGTGGTAGGTTGGAAGAACATACGCAACTGTTATGCTATGTGGTTCACTCGAGAGTATTGGACAAACTATAATATAATCGAAGCAGCAAGTTGGATAGCCAAGGCCATCATAATCATACCAGGTCTGATATTTGGCATTCAAATTTGGCAGTTCTATTTTGTAGCACTTTTTACAAGCCTAACGTTAATTTGGGCCAGTAACAAGAAGCTGCTGCCCACGCTGGTTGGATTCAACACACTATGGATATGGCTGAGCATGATGGTTATAGCACAGCAGGTAATACAATGATTTTATTTTGGACGGGCTTTGCAGTTATGGTATTAAACGAAGGGTTTGTGATCATGCGACACGTACACCCTTGGTTTGCACGTAAAAGACAACATCTTATAGACACACTGGGCGATCGCTGGAAACGCATACACGGCGCACTGGACTACATGTGGATCGGTGGTGTTACAGGCGGCATCATACTAGACTTTGACAATTGGAAGTTCTATGCAGCAGTGCTGGCTGTGTTCTGGGGATTTGTTGCTGTGAGCGTGTATCTCCCTCTTCTCATCAAAAAGATAGCCGCGAAGCGGTAAGCTCAAAAAGCTGCGAAGCAGTTCGCGATTTTTAAAGAAGCTGCGAAGCAGCGTAGCGATAGCGCAGCAAAACGGTAGCGATATCACTGACCCCCCAACTGTTCACTAGAGTTTCACCTAGTGTACGTCCTGAGTGAATTTATTTTGTTTTGAAACGACGTGTGCTGTTTAGCACATTCTTGCCTGGTGTGTAAGGTACTATTCGTGCTTCCCAACCACCTGGTACACGATTATCCATACGTGCTGCCAGTTTGTCAGCTGCCTGTTGACACCAATCTCTTTGCTTTAGATTGTTAAGGTACCTGTGACCAGTAAGATCCTGCTCTTTGACAGTTTGGCCTGTGGTTAAGTTACGAGCCATCGCTAGTACATGAGTATGTGTAATTGTAGCCATTTGTTATGTTCTCCTAGTCTAGTACTTATAGGTGTAACAAACTGAATGTTCTATCATGCACAGTTTATAATATAGCTTACTCTTCGAAGCACAATGCACCTACGTGATTACATGTGATCCATATTCATTTGTTACAGTATTATTTAGCATGTAAACGATTATAGCGTACTATTTAGGCGTCTTAGAAGCGCATACAGCGTCATACAACGGTGAGTTAGATAGTAGCAGCAGTGTATGTGTCAGTTGCTTACTATCGTGTAATATAAGCGTGTTATGCGTGTTTTGCGATGTGTGTATGCCCTTTAACAGTAGATCTATGCTGGCTGCGTGTGTTATAGCATCTTGGAACTGTGGTGTTTTGGATGGATCCTTAAACTGTAGCGTTACTGTGTGCATAACTGTATTTACAGAGTGAACGGCAGTGTGCAGCCCAAAATGGGTCTACAGGTCAAAAAATTTGCTGCGCAAAAAATTGTGGTGAAGTACTTATCATTTCTGGGTGGTGATTCTAGACCACTAGCCTCAAAACTACAGCTACGCTACACACAGCTATATACCGGTCGGGTCTTAGGTGACCACCACCTCATCTTCGATTACCATGATGATGTTGTCGAATCGATCTCGAACCTCAACACGTTCAGGTTCATAGTCATCGCTCACGCAGTGTGCGACCTCTTCGGCTTCTTCTTGTGTTTCGTAGAAGCCTTCCATGTGCTCCACTGTGTCTACAGTATAGTATACTCTATACATCTAGCACCTACCTGTCTGCCAGCTCTTGCGCTCAGCTTCTGGCAAGTGTCCTGCACAGTGATCATTGCTAGTGTTGTTTGGGATCTGTTCAAACAGTGTTTGGCCCTTGCGTATGTCGGGATCATAAGGTGCGTCCAATGTGGTACACGCACCTAGGGCTAATAGTAATATGA